GGAAGATGTCGTCCAGCGCGAATATAAAGAAGTCGGTGAAACGTTTGCGAAAGAACAAGCACCACCCCAGCAAGATAGTTATGTGGAAGAAGTTTCCACAGATGAACCATCCAGTTCTTCAAATATGGAACAGATGGACGATCCAGAATTAGGTATTCGCGCACGTGAAGTCGTGGGCGAAAAGGGCGCACGGAAGGTATAAGGATAACGTATGGCATATACTCAAGTTCAGACAATCGCGGATACCAATCGACGCCTTGCGGTGAAGCGTGTGAACTACGCGAATACCGAAACGGATGCATTGGTTGTCAATGCGTCGGCTTTAAATTTTGCGGTCACGACATTAACAACGGTGGCGTCTTCAAATAATTTTATGGTTGGTGAAACCGTCACTGCATCAAGTGGCGGTTCGGGTATCGTCCAAGATGTGATTAATAGCACATCGGTGATTCTTATTTCAGCGACCGGCACCTTTAACGCAGCAGACACCATTACCGGCTCTGTGACGGGTAAGGTGCGTACGCAAAGCGGGTCGCTCACGCCGTCAACCTATCGTTTACAGTTATCACGGGTGTTGTACAACGTGTTCGGTAATTCAAACGCATCAAAGGTTGAATTGATGTGGCAGGGCACCGGTAATGGTGCAAACAACCGTACAATTTTGATGTTGAGTGGAACCGGCGAACTGCGTCTAGACGACCACGGAATGCGGGCCAACAACAACGCAAATTCTGCCACCGGTAATATTACGCTGTCAACAATTAACTGGGGCGCAGATTGTCATTATTCCTTGATGCTTGATTTCAATAAAGAAACTGGATATGCGGCTCCAAATCAACAAACCAACCAATATCTAGGCTATACCAGTAACTAAGGAATACACACATGGCTTTACAGCTTATTACTGAAACAGTACACGAAATCAAGACGCTTGTCGAGACAAAAGAAGGCGCGACGGCACCACAATATTTTATTGAAGGCATTTTCATGCAAGCGGAAATGCGCAATCAAAACGGGCGCATCTATCCGACAAATATTCTTGAGCGTGAAATTAAACGGTATCAAAAAGAATATATTGATCGGAACCGTGGGTTTGGTGAGCTTGGCCATCCAGATTCGCCAACCGTGAATCTTGATCGTGTATCACATATGATCACGAAGATTGAACCACAAGGCAATAACTTTATGGGTCGCGCCAAGATTATCACGAACACGCCAATGGGAAACATTGTGAAATGTCTCATTGATGAGGGTGCAGAACTTGGTGTCTCTTCACGTGGTCTTGGTTCCTTACAGGATACCGGGAATGGTATGGAAGTGCAAGATGATTTCTTCTTTGCCACGGTTGATATTGTGGCCGACCCGTCTGCGCCAGATGCCTTTGTGCGCGGCATCATGGAAGGTAAGACATGGGTATGGGAAAGCGGTGTGTTAAAGGAATGCGTGTTGGAACAGATGGCCAAAGAAATCGACAAGGTACATATTCCAACCGTAAAAGAAGACGTTCGGCAAGAAACATTTATTGAATCATATCAGAAGTTTTTAACCGCATTATCACGCGGGGTACATTCAAAGATTTCATAACGCTAAATATACATTAGCGTTGGGTTTATTTTTCAGCGAGGATCATATGGCAACACCAGATAAGCTGCTTTCACTAAAAAATCAAGAGAAAATGAAGAAGATCAAGTCAAATAGCGAGGATAAGGGTGCGAAAACTGTGGGTGGGCCAGAATTGACATGGTCTACGGCTGATTATGCCAAGTTTTCTTTTGACGCCACAGCGGGTGTAAAGCCAGATACCTCCATCCCCGTGAAGATCAAGGGCGAGAAGATGCATTCCATCAAGGAAGATGAAGATAAAGAAGACGATGATGCAATTACCGAGGAAATGTATGACGAAGCTACCGAAGACGACAGCGACGATTCAGCCGACGAACCCAAAACGGAGGGGAAGAAAGCCAAACCCACTGAAGACGACGAAGACGACGAAGAGTCAGACGACGACGAAGACGCCGAAGACGTTGACGAAGGAAAGTCAAAAGATGACGCCGACGACGATGACGACGCTACCCTCGACTTCGGAGATGACGACGCCGATGCAGAATCAGACGACGACGAAGCCGAGCCTGAAGACGAAGATGAAGGTTTATATCTCGAATTGGATGACTTGGATCTCGATGACGTTAAAGAAACTGACGACGAAATGATTGATCTCAAGGGCAAGGGCAGCGACGACGTTGATGAGTTCATGAGCGCCTACGAGGCGAAGGACGACACCGACGTTGAAGATGAAGACGAATCCATTATGTTCGAAGGCGACGACGAGGACGAAGACGACGCCGAAGACGAAGATGAGTCTATCATGCGCGAAGAGCCAGAAGAGGAAGAAGAGTCTGTTGTGGTTCGTGAGGCCGACGCCGAAGAGGAAGACGAAGCCTTCATGCGCGAAGCCAAGAAGAAGGACGACGAAGACGAGGAAGACAACGCCGAAGAGATTAAAGAGAGCAAGATTCGCATTTCATTTAAAGTGAATGAAGCCGCGACTCTCTTTGAAAACAACAACGTGTTGTCAGAAGACGACAAGCGTCAGTCGCGTGTTCTGTTTGAGAGCGCCGTTCGGGTGGCTGCAAAGACCATCGGTAAGCAGCTTCATAAAGAATACCAGACCCGCCTGAATAAGTTAACCGCTATTCACGAGAAGAAGATGGAGAAGCAGGTTGATCGCTATCTCTCATACGTCGTGGAACAGTGGGCGAAGGAAAACAAGGTTGGTTTGCGCAATCAATTGCAGAACAAGCTTACCGAGAATTTCCTCCGTGGCCTGAAGAATCTGTTTGTCGAACATTATATCGATATTCCAGATTCGAAGGTGAATGTGGTGGAAGCGTTAGCGCGTAACGTGAAATCACTCAAGAAACAATTGAAGGAATCGGAATCGCGTTCCGTCCAACTCCACACGCAGATGCGTTCGGCTGTGGCGTCAGAACGGAAGGCGTTGATGAAGGAACACCGGACTCGACTCATCGCTGAAGAAGCCGCCGCTGTATTACCAGTTGATCGGGGCGCATTCATGAAGCGGGCACAGACGGTGGCCTTCAATAACACGAAGAGCTTCAAGAAAGATTTGGTTGCATTACGGGAGCAGTATTTTGGGGCCGCTACCAAGGTGAAGGGACGTTCATCGAGTGAGCCTGTTGCTGAACCCCTCTTCGAAGAAAAGAAGAAGACGAAGAGTGTCACACCTGTTGATGCCTATGCGCAGGCACTTGACAAGTTGACCGGTAGTCAATCGTAAAACGTCCGTTTGCTAAATAATAATAACTCACTTTTAGGAGACTAAAATGGCATTTTTAAAGGAAGCGTTAGAAAAGAAATGGGCACCCCTGTTAGATCACAAGGGTCTGCCTAAGATTGCAGACGGCTATCGTCGTGCTGTCACCGCCGTTGTTCTTGAGAACCAAGAACGCGAAGCGATGAAGCAGGCTGGCGTGGAAGCAAGCTACCTCGTTGAAGGCCCAACGAACTCTGTTGGTACCGGCGGCTATGGTGCTGGCGCGACCGCGACCGGTCCCGTGGCTGGTTTCGACCCAATTTTGATTGCACTCGTTCGTCGTGCAATGCCAAACTTGGTCGCCTATGATGTGTGCGGCGTTCAGCCAATGTCAGGCCCAACGGGTCTGATCTTCGCGATGCGCTCACGTTACGGTAGCCAGTCAGGCAGCGAAGCCTTCTACGGCGAAGCCAATACCGAGTTCTCAGCGGCTGGTCAGGGTGGTTCAGGCAGCGCCAATGCCAACCCGTTCAGTGCTGCGTTCGGTACGTCAACTGGTTCAAACACCGCGTTTGGTGAATCACTGGGTGTCTTCGGCGCTCCAATGGTGAACTCAACCGGGTTTGCTAACTCAACCTCAATTCCTGAGATGGCGTTCTCAATCGAGAAGGTCACCGCAACGGCGGTTACACGTGCCCTGAAGGCCGAGTACAGCGTTGAAATTGCGCAGGACTTGAAGGCGATTCATAATCTGGACGCCGAGACTGAGCTTGCGAATATTCTGTCGGCTGAAATCCTCGCGGAAATCAACCGTGAAATTATTCGTAAGATTGGTTACGTCGCTCAGAACGGTGCGTCGCAGACTGCTACTGCTGGTACCTTCGATCTTGACGTGGACAGCAATGGCCGTTGGTCAGTTGAAAAGTTCAAGGGTCTGTACTTCCAGATCGAGCGCGAAGCAAACGCTATCGCGAAGAACACTCGTCGGGGCCGTGGTAACGTCATTCTCTGCTCGTCAGATGTGGCGTCCGCAATGGTTGCCGCTGGCGTTCTCGACCACACCTCTTCACTGAAGGCTGATCTCGACGTTGATGATACTGGTTCAACATTTGCCGGTACGCTTCAGGGTCGTTACAAGGTCTTCATTGATCCATACGCCCCCGTTGGTGCGACCACAGAATACTTCGTGGTTGGCTATAAGGGTAGCTCACCATACGACGCTGGCTTGTTCTACTGCCCATACGTACCTCTCCAGATGTATCGTGCGGTTGACCCCAACAGCTTCGTGCCGAAGATTGGCTTCAAGACCCGCTACGCGACGGTTGCGAACCCCTTCGCTCGTGGTGGCGCGGCTCCAAACGACGGTACGTTGACTGCGGATTCCAACGTATACTACAGAAAAGTTTTAGTTCAGAATTTATTCTGAGAAACCTTTTCTAACCTATGGAAATGGGGAATGGCTACTCGCTGTTCCCCATTTCTTTTCTTCGATATAAAATAGGTCTTGCATAATAAATTTCTTTGTTATATACTACATATATGAATTATCAATTACTCTACGAAAAATTAATTAAACACGCCAAACAACAACTTCCGCCCGACGAATACACAGAATCTCATCACATTATTCCGAAATGCATGGATGGCGACGATTCCCAAGACAACATAGTGGTTCTCACTGCTCGACAACATTTCGTCGCGCATTGGATTCTTACGAAGGTTTATCCGACTAATTACAAACTTCGTTATGCATTTCATATGATGTTCTTCCCGACATCATCTGGTACACGTAATACTGGATGGCATCTTTCTAAATCTAGAACGTATGAGTATCATAAAAAGGAATTGGCTCTTTTGCAGAGTGAAAGATTGCGAGGTGTTCTGAAGTCAGATGATCATAAAGAAAAGCTTAGACAAGCAGCGTATGCTCGTTGGCAAGACCCCGATGAAATTACTAAGCAATCGGAACGTATGAAAGGTAACACGAATGGATTGGGTGCCAAACGTTCTCCATTAACCGAAGAAGTTAAACAAAAGATATCTGCTGCCAATAAAGAATATTATAAATCTCATCCCGGCGTAAATCTTGGTAAAACGCCGTCCGAAGAAACACGAAAGCGTATCAGCGAAACTAAAAGAAATAACCCGTATAGGCATTCGTCTGAGATTATCAAAAGAATTGCTGATAAACATAGAGGAAAGAAACAGACCGAACATCAAAAGAAAAGGGCAACAGAAGTTAACTCTGCAACATGGGAAGTTATTACACCATCAGGTGAAGTATTAGTCATTACCAATCTTCGCCAGTATTGTTTGGAACATAAGCTCAGTCAAGGTAATCTTACAGTTTATGGCCACACCAAAGGTTACCGCGTCAGAAAGATTTCATAATGCCTAAAGGATCTCCCGGCCAAAAGAAAAGCCCAGAACATATTCAAAAACTGCGTGACGCTGCACGACGCCGGTATGAGTCTGAACAAGAACGCAAGGCGCAATCAGAACGGATGAAAGAAGCCTATCATACAACGCCGTCGTTGCAAACCATGCATTCTGATGAATCCCGCGAGAAACGGTCGCAGTCGCTAAAACGTCGATGGACGGATGAGTCTTATCGTTCACGCATGAAAGATGTGCGTAATGATCCTTCATTTGTCAACAATATACGTCAAAAAATAACTGCGCTATGGGCAGACCCTGAGTATAGACACACGATATCGGAGTCTATGCGTGAATCAAAACGTCGTCATTATACTGCACCAGAACTGTTAGATGATAAAGACTGGTTGATTGCGCAGAACCAACAGAAAACCCTCACGCAAATTGCGAAAGACATGGGTTGTTCACAATCATTCATGACGGGCATCTTTCATGAACATGGTATTGTGCCCACCCAACATATAGTGCAATATACCGGCGGTGAAGACCAAATCGTAGAATATTTACAAGAATTGGGCATACAACATATCATACGCCGGGACAGACAATGTATTGCGCCGTATGAGATAGACATTTATTTACCGGAATATAAGCTTGGTATTGAATACCACGGAACCTATTGGCACAGTTTTAATACCACCGAAACGACAGAACAGCGCCGAAGACATGCGAAAAAACATGACATGGCCGCAGCGGTGGGCATCCATCTGTTACAATTTTGGGATACTGAATGGAACACCACACCCGACATTTGTAAATCTATTATCGCTCGATGTGTGAAAACCACGACGTGTGTTGGCGCTCGACGCTGTACCGTAGGCCAACCGACGCTCGATGAATGCCGTACATTTTTGAATGCGAACCATATTCAAGGGTTTTGTCCATATAAACATGCGGTGGGACTCTATCTACAACATGAATTGGTGATGGTATTAACGATAGGCGAATCGAGATTTTCCCAACATTCGTGGGAACTGCTACGTCTAGCCGTCAAGACGCATACGACCGTTATTGGAGGCGCACAACGGTTATGGGCGCGAATTATTCAGTATATGACCAGTGGTGACACAATGGTGTCATACGCCGACAGACGGTTGTTTACGGGCAATATTTACTCAGAATTAGGATTTCAATTAATAAATACAACGCCACCCGGTTATGGGTATGTGTTGGATGGAGTGATGTATTCGCGGTTATTATTTCAGAAACATAAGTTAGCCAAGAAATTTCTGAATTTCGATGCGCAATTAACCGAAGCCGAGAACATGTTTGCGAATGGTTATCGAAGATTGTGGGATGCGGGGCAGACGGTCTGGTTATATCAGAAACCATAAATACTCTGTATGCTACGCATTATTGATACACTTCTCACCGAAATGTCGCTCGAAGAAATGCCCATTCCCAGTGAATGGGACGCAAAGATATTTGACGCGCATGTGCCATTTGCCAAACGTGTCAAGTATGCCAAAGAACGTGCCCAGCAAATCGGTAAGGGAAGTTCGCGTGTGGCATTTAAGATACCCTACGAAGGCCGAGATACGGTCTTAAAAATTGCGATGAATCAAAAAGGCATTGCGCAAAATGAACATGAGGTGCAGTTTTTCTTTCATGACCAGTATTTGGATAATCTGGAATTAACGATTCCCGGTATTGATTATGATGAACGGAACGAAGAACCGACGTGGATACATACGGAGTTTGGTCGAAAAGCGACGTTGAAAGATTTTAAGAAAGCGTGTGGCGGCAGTCCGGTGCAATTAATGCAGTATGCATTTTTTGAAAGCGGACAACGACATGCGATGTATGGCGGGTATTCTCCCACGACATATAAGGACATTGATCCTGAGTCAGAACTTGCAAAAAACTTTACCGAGTTCGTTGGCAATTATGACATGAAACAAATCGGCATACAAGATTTACAAAGCATTCGTAATTGGGCTATCTACATGGACCCCAAGACTCATACCGAACGACCGGTGATTATTGATTTGGGGTTGTCGAGCGATATCTGGAAAACCTACTATTCCTGAATGATCATGAAAACATTCTCTCAATTTACCGAAACCATTAAACATCAAGCCGGGTCCGAGACGACACCAACTGCGTCAACGATTTCCAGTTACAAAAAAACCGCACGGCTGCTGCAACCGATGTTGTCCAAACATGCTACGGTGCTAGATTATGGCTCGGGGTTTGGCGTGGGACACATTGCCATGCAGTCGGTACTCGGCACCGACATTACCATTGAATCATATGAGCCACATGCTGAACGGGCGAAATACCAACCCACGTATTATTCATCCAGCGAAGTGACGGGTCCGTATGATGCGGTGGTCTGTTTAAATGTCGTGAACGTGTTGATTCCCGAATTACGTGAACAGGTTGTTGCACACATTGGTCATGTTTTAGCCAACGGTGGTCATGCCATCATTAGTTCTCGTTCGTGGAATGGGGATATTGAAAAGATTAAAAACATTGAAACAGGTGACGAACCTCGTTCTGTGTGGGTGTTGAAGAAAACCAAAACCGGAACGACTCGCGTCTATCAAAAAGGCTTTGATGGTAACGAGTTAGCGGAATATGTCCGAGGTATTTTAGGTGGGGAATTTTCTGTGCAAAAGCTCACCGGGCATAAAGCGATTTCTTCAAACGCCGTCATCGTGACTAAAGCCAAATCGCAACGCAGTTCGTCAGAAAAACCTACAAAGAAACATGAATAATTTATGATTACACCATTACCATCGACCACAAACACGTTTAATTTGTTCCCAGCGTCACCCATGAATCATGTGATGACGTTTGCTCGGTTGCCACATCTCTCATTTTTACTACAAGAAGTGACCCTCCCCGGAATCATGTGTACGCCTGCACGTATGGCTGCGCCGGGGTTGGCCGTGCATCATACCGGCGACCGGTTGAATTATGAATCGCTGGTGGTGACGTTTATGATTGATGAACAGTTTACCGCACATCGTGAGATGCATTCATGGCTAAACGGCATGACGGGTGGTCATGATCGTTCAGAATTGACGGCACAGTTTATGGAAGATCATTATGAATTTGCGTGGCCTGTGACCCGTGTTAACGAACAGTTCAACGCATTAACTTCAACTGAGGCGGGCTTGACTATTGTTGGGGTGGACCGCAAGCCGCTGTTGCGTTTTCTCTTTCATAACTTATACATCACACAGTTAGGTACGGTTCGTTTCTCCACCACCACAACTGATACAAACATTCCATTAATTTCAACCGCGACGTTTGAATACGACTATTTTTCCATCGTCACTATGGTATAATAGAGTCTTATGACTCTTGACAAACTTCATGCTGAATGGGCGGTAGATAGTGAGTTAGACCTGTCACAGCCCGATAAAGAACTTCGCAAAATACCCACGCTTCATAGTAAGTGGTGGAATATCTACACGAATGAAAAACAACGCTACCTCATGATCAAGCAAGATTATGATGTGCTGCGACTGGCCAAGTTTGATTGGTTGTTGGGTCGCATGGATGAAGCTGAACGTGAACGACGCGGATGGCCCGTTCAACATTTGCGGCTGGTCCGTACCGAAATCGACGCATATCTCGTTGGTGATGCGGAACTCGCTGCGGCAAAAACGAAATTGGAAATGCAAAATACGAAGCTGGATTTTATCGAAGATATTATTAAAACTATCGGTAATCGTGGGTTTTCTATTAAGACGTATGTGGAATATCTTAAATTTAGCCAAGGATCGATGTGACCGCTGATATTGTCATAGCTCCCTATAATCAAGCGTATTGTTACGTATGGTGCCCAGAATCCATCGAGCGGGAATTATCCGATGAATTTAGTTTTGTGGTTCCCGGCGCACAATACATGAAAAAGTTTCGCCGTGGGTGGAACGGACACATACGGCTATACAACCGCACAACAAAACTGATCTACGCAGGACTCGCGCAAAAGATCATGACGTGGGCGAAGAAACGCGGCTACTCTGTAGAGAACCGTTTGCCTGCGTCCACAAGCGGCTGGACGGCCTTGCAAACCGAAGCATTGATCAACGCCCATCCGGTTCCGTTCGACGTGCGTAGCTACCAG